GTAATCAATTCTAAAGGGGAAAATGATGACCAACCAAAAATACTATTGCGATGACAACGAGGGCAATCCAGTCATGCGAGACGATCGGAGACACTACCCGCTACATCTTGAGCCTGAAGATCCGCCAATAGTTATGCAGGCGATCATCTTGTTTGCAATGATACTAATAGCGATTGGCGTGATTGAATTTTTACGATATATGGGTGGATGGTAATAATGAAAAAATATGAATTGCTTGCTGATAAAAGTATTGAATTTTGCGGAACTAAACTTTTCAAAATTCGCGCATTAATTAGCTTTGGGGTTGTGAAAAAAGGCGATGAAGGTGGTTATATAGAAAAAGAAGGCAATCTGTCGCAGGATATAAAAAATGCCGCATGGGTTTTTAAAGATGCAAAAGTGATGATGGGCGGCGAGATGATGGGCGGCGTGATGCGGGGCGGCGTGATGTGGGGCGGCGAGATGATGGGCGGCGTGATGCGGGGCGGCGAGATGCGGGGCGGCGTGATGTGGGGCGGCGAGATGCGGGGCGGCGTGATGTGGGGCGGCGAGATGCGGGGCGGCGATTTAATACGTTCGTCCGCTGATTTTCTTGTATTGCAGAATATCGGCGCTGAATTAGGGGTTTTAACGGCGGCAAGACAGGGTGACGGAACCGTAAAAATTACTCGCGGATACTTTTGTGGAACAATAGAAGAATTTCGTGCTGCCACAATAAAAACGCACGGCGGCACTTTGCACGAAAAAGCATATCTTGGAATTGCGAATTACATTGAATTTCATTTCACCGATCTGCATCCGTTTAAGTAATAATCATGCAATCACTAGCTCAAATGCTCAGCCAGAAAGTAACGCCCTTTTCTAATTGGGAAAGATTGCCAAGCGAAGAGAGGCAAGGAAACGGAAACAATATTGCCGCCGGGAAAAGTATTGATATGATACGTAATTGCTTATCCGAATACCCGCAGACTATCGGTAAGATAGCTAAGGCAACAGGCTTAAGTTATACGACGGTCGCTAAGCACATTGAAAAAGTTGCAGTGCGGCGCGGGAGTAAGCCGTTTAAATGGGTGCGGAAATAATCGGTAGCACAAAGGAATTGATGCATAAAGGATTCTCAGAATACATGCGCGAGATCACGCAGTATGGCGCAGAAATGGGGATTCGATTTTCAGTCAACCCAAAAACAGGAAGATGATATATAATTCGTTTTGTCGGTTCGCTGGAGAGCGGGGTAAGTTGAAGGAGCCTATTACTCTGGATTGCCGACACCACTCACTCAACGTTTAATAGGGACCACAATGCAATACTCAGATTTTATCCGAAATAAAAAGCATTCAATTGGAGGGTTCGGATTTGAACCGCTTTGGATGCCAGAAGACGCTTTCCAATTGCAAGAACACATTATCGTAAAGTCAATACGTAGCGGACGTAAGGCGATATTTGCCGACACCGGATTAGGCAAGACGATGATGCAAATTGTTATTTCCGAAAACATTGTCCGGCACACAAACAAACGAGTTTTAATTCTCACGCCGCTAGCTGTCGCGTTTCAATTTATTGATGAAGCCGCCCGCATAGGTGTTGATGATATTTGCCATAGCAAAGACGGTAATCTGAATGGAAAAATTATCGTGTGCAACTATGAGAGATTGCACCTTCTTAACCCCGCTGATTTCGTGTGTGTTATGTTGGACGAGTCGAGCATTCTGAAAAACTTCGCAGGAAAAATTCGAGATCAGATTGTCGCGTTTATAAAGCAGGTTCCATATCGTTATCTAAGTACCGCTACGCCCAGCCCAAACGACTTCATAGAGCTTGGCAATAGCTCCGAGGCGTTAGGGTACATGGGATACATGGATATGCTCACAAAGTTCTTTAAATCCAATCAGAATAGCGTGGACAGCAACAATCGAAACATTGGGGAAAAGTTCTACCTAAAGCCGCACGCAGAACGCGACTTTTTCGCATGGGTAAACCAGTGGGCGGTGATGATAAAAAAGCCTTCCGACTTGGGATTCAGCGATGCTGGTTATGAGTTGCCCGCGTTGCACGTCAACAAGCACATTATCCACAATAGCCGGACGTGGTGCATTGACGGTCAACAATCATTATTTGCGATGCAAGCCAAGAGCATGACCGAAGTGCGCGAAGAACAAAAACTCACGGTTGATGCGCGTTGCTCAAATGCTGTGCAATTGGCCAGCGGTAAAACTTCGGTCTATTGGTGCAACCTGAACGAAGAGAGCGCGATGTTGGCAAAGTTTGATTCGGATGCGGTTGAGATCATCGGCGGAATGTCAATTGAACAGAAAGAGGAAATACTTGTCGCGTTCGCCAAGGGAGATATAAAGCGATTAATCACCAAAGCAAAGATGACCTCCCTCGGGCTGAACTGGCAGCATTGCAACCATACTGTATTCTTTCCGACATGGAGCTATGAACAGTATTACCAGGCTATCAGGCGATTTTGGCGATTTGGACAAAAGCGTGAGGTCACTTGCGATATGGTAATTTCAGAAGGTCAAGAACGAGTGATGGAGGCTATCGACCAGAAGACACAAAAAGCCATCCAGCTTTATGAAAATCTCATCGCCGCTACAAACCAAGATTTTCATCACAAAGTTAAAGAATTTAATCAAACCGCAAAATTACCATCTTTTTTGCAAAAGTAGGCGTATAATATAACCCAACAAAAGGGGTTGTATATGCCAAAGCAAAAAGCATTATGTGCGCAATGTGGTAAAGAGGTAATTAGGTGGCCCATCAACCCAGTTACAAAAAAACCTATAAAGCATTTTTTCTGCGACACATCATGCAAGGGTAAGTGGCAGATCGAGAAGAGAGAGGCGCTTGGATTTACTAAGGACTGGTTAATTGACCAGTACATCACGCAAGGAAAGGACGCTAACCAGATAGGTCGTGAGATTGGAAGGGATGGTCATAGTGTTTGGAATTGGATTGTTGGCTATGGCATTCCTACAAGGCCGAGAGGGCACGATACAAGTCACCTGGTTCGAGACGGAAGCGCGTGGGTAGGAAGAAAGCACTCTGACAGCACAAAAAAGAAAATGAGCGAGTCAGCCATATCGGACGGAAGGTTGCCATGGGGGAAATTGAATGAACCGTACTGGTGCGGCAAAACAGGAGATAAGCATCCATCATTTAAGGGCGGACTAACACCGGAAAGGCAAGCGGTTTACTCATCGCAAGAGTGGGTGGAAGCGGTAAAGGCTGTTTGGTCAAGAGATAACGCAACATGCCAGAGGTGCGGAAAGAATCACAACGAAGAAAAAAACAGGGGGAACTTCCATATCCATCATGTTGTGAGTTTCCAAGTTAGGGAATTAAGAACAGAGGTTAGCAATTTGGTTTTGTTGTGCAAGGAATGCCACAAATTTGTTCACGGTAAAAAGAACATAACCAAGCAATTTATCAAGGAGACGGGAAATGTTAGTTAAGCAAGAAATACACGAAGCAAACTACTCAATATATAACTCTGACTGCATGGAGGTTTTGCCGGGCATTCCAGATAACTCAATTGATTTGTCAGTGTACAGCCCGCCTTTCGCTGGGCTTTTCAATTATTCAAGCAGTGAGCGCGACTTTTCAAACTGCGAAAGCCGCGAACAGTTCTTGGCTCAGTATGATTTCCTTGTCGCGGAGATAGCTAGAGTGACTAAGCCGGGTCGAATCACCGCCGTGCATTGCACGGATATTTTCGATAACTCATGCAATCTGTGGGATTTTCCGAACGAGATCATCCGTATTCATGCAAAGCATGGATTTCAATACCGCAACCGAATTACCATTTGGAAAGAGCCGTTAAAGGTACGGATGCGCACGATGGTTAAAAGCCTGATGCACAAGTTAATTGTCGAGGATTCCACGCAATGCTTCACGGCGATGCCGGACTATGTACTTATTATGACCAAGAAAGGCGAGAATGCCGTGCCGGTGGTTCACCCTCATGGACTCAAGCGGTACGCCGGTGAAACTCCAATATTGCCGAATATTTTGCAGGCATTCAACAATGCGAATGAAACAAAATTCACGACTGATGATCTTTGGGAATATCTGAAAAATAATTTCCATGACCACGAAGATCCAAAATCAAATAAATTATCGCATTACATTTGGCAGCGATATGCATCAAGCGTATGGGATGATATTCGCATTGACGAAGTACTTCCTTTCCGCGACAGCAAGGAAGAAGATGACGAGAAGCATGTTCACCCGTTGCAGTTAGATGTTGTAGACCGAATTGTCGAACTTTACAGCAATCCCGGCGAGATCGTGCTAACGCCATTTATGGGAGTGGGTACCGAAGTTTTCAGCCCTGTGTCGCATGGTCGAAAGGCTATCGGTATAGAACTCAAAGACTCGTATTTCAAACAAGCGAAGATAAATCTCGAATTGGCTGAAAAACGATTTGCCGATGAATTGAAATTCGATCAGCAGAGTTTGATATGACCCGAGCCCCATCCGGTCACCGATGCGGAGCCGATCATCAAAACGCGAAACTCCCCGATTCAACGATTAAAGCGATTCGGGAAGAGTATTTTCCATACGTAAGAGGTTATGCGGTTCTGGGAAAAAAATACGATGCATCACCATCAACAATTAGAGATATTGTCCAATACAAAACAAGAAAAAATATAATATAAGGCCGCGAAGGTGGGGCATAACGTAGAGTTGAGGCGCGGGCGGCTTCTGGCCTGTCCCTCTTGAATGATGGATTAGGCTGGTTTTTCTTACAACGAAGAGGTGAAAGATGAAAACATTTGAAATTGTAGTGGAAGAGGCGATATGCAGGGGAACCGGAAATCGGCGTGAGGTTGCTCTGACTTTTGACACGCAAGAGCATCTTGTGGCAGAACTGCTAACGGTGAAGGATGTGGTTGAACATTTCGACCATGACGAACTGCTCGATGCGATTGGTAGCTACAAGGCGAAGGCATATTTCGGGCTGGTGGACGAAGATGCCCTCTAACGCCTGACATAAGGGGCTGCGCGCTGTTGCGCAGTCCCGTTTGAGCGTAGGGTTAGAAGGCACCTGCAAGAAATGCGGCGGGACTATGAAACCCGGTAAAGCAATAGCGCAAACGTGGACGGGATTGCCAGACTTCCCCGGCGATAAACATTGCGTGACCCTATCGCCCGGAGGAAGCGGGAAACTAATTTACTGCGTGAAATGTGAAAAGTGCGGATGGAGCATGACTTCTAACGTTTGAATTAAGGGGCAGGCCGCTTTTGGCCTGTCCCGCTTGAATGATGGGTTAGCCGCCTGCGCTCAAAAGCTAAAATAGTTTGAGAAAGTGTTGACAAGCGCAAAACAGTTTGCTATTATGTTTTCACGGTGCGGGAAATGCCGGATAAATAAAGGAGCAAGATCATGAAATATACAATCACAGTAAGCAGGGATGAAAGCGGCGCAACATATTTTTCCCCTCTCAAAGTTGGCGAAACGAACAACAAGCGCGAAGCACAGAAAATCGCTAAGTTTTACGATGGACGCGCAACAATCCACACAGCATGAACCCCACCAACCCCCGCAAGGCCTGCCCTACAGCCGCAGAGCAATGCAAAGACGCAGGGCTGAAAAGCCTTGCCGAGCTTGCGGAGATGGTGCGCAAACCGCCGCAGACGCTGCGCAACTGGCACAGAGACGCGCCTGAGTTGTTTGCGGTCGTGGTAGCTGGCGCGGTCGCAATTAAGGTGTCCAACGTTTGAATTAAGGGGCAGGCCGCTTTTGCGCAGTCCCGCTTGAGCGTATGGTTGTGCGTCAAAATTTAACTACGACAAATACCCGGCAGGGTTTCGTGTGCTTTGTTGGAATTGCAATAGCAGCTTGGGATTATATGGATACTCACCAGCAGACAGGAATTTCAAATGACGTGGCATTACCTCGATCAGGATTGCGAACCTTGCACCTTTTCGCCGGAGCCGGTGGCGGAATCCTCGCAGACCTGCTCTTGGGACATATACCCGTCTGCGCTGTTGAGTTTGCTGCCTACCCCAGGCGCGTCTTGCTTGCCAGACAGCGAGACGGAATGCTGCCACGATTCCCCATCTGGGATGACGTGCTCTATTGACATTCCCATGTATCAGCGTAAAATGTTCGAATGGATAAAAAATACCGATACGGCGAAGAGCGCAAATGCGCGATCTGCGGCAATGCGTTCAGACAACGAGATAAGGGGAGCCAGCAGCAATGCTGCTCGAACGCTTGCCGTGGCATCTTGCAAACGAGAAAGGCGCTTCGCTCCTGTGCCATCTGCGGCAAGGAATTCATGCCGTCCAGACCGGGCTACGAGACGTGTTCCCTCGTATGCGGAACGGCACTCAGGCTATCGCGCAGGAAGTTCGATCCAATGGTTAAAGTGCGAAACAAGCTCGCCGTTTTCTGTTGCTCTGTTATCGCAAGATGCCTCAGAAACAAAACGGACAAGACGGCAGCTCTGCTTGGCTATTCCGTCGAGTCCCTTCGGGCGCACCTTGAGATACATTTTGAACCGGGAATGTCATGGGAAAACTACGGCAAAGGGATGGAAGAATGGAGCATAGATCACTCGCGCCCGATCTCGTCGTTTCCGATGACAACGATGCTTGCGGAAATCAACGCGTTGGAGAACCTGCGCCCAATGTGGCACAGGAAGAACTGCGCCAAGAAAAACAAGTGGGAGGGCCAGTAAATTGCAGCGACTCAGAACTATGCACCTTTTTGCTGGGGCTGGAGGAGGGCTACTTGCCGACCTACTACTCGGACACCAGCCAGTCTGTGCAGTCGAAATCAATGAGTATTGCCAGCAGGTCTTATCAGCGAGGCAGAAAGACGGTTGCCTTCCATGGTTTCCAATCTTTGCAGATATCACGCAATTTGACGGGAATCCGTGGCGGGGCAGGGTCGATGTCGTCAGCGGGGGATTTCCATGTCAGGACATTAGCGTGGCAGGGAAAGGACTTGGATTGGATGGCGAGAGAAGCGGATTATGGGGTGAAATGTTCCGCATCATTTGCGAAGTACAACCACGCTTCGTCTTTGTGGAAAACAGCCCAATGCTCACTGTTCGCGGACTTGGAAAAGTCCTTGGAGATTTGGCCTCGGTGGGGTTTGATGCGCGATGGGGAGTGCTGGGCGCTGCCCACCTTGGAGCCTCGCATTTACGAGAAAGAATTTGGATTGTGGCCGACTGTATGCAAGTTCGATCAAACGAAGAGCATGCCGCACGAAATGGAAATTAGAAATGGACGACCAACAACAATCAGCAGTAAAGGAAAAGAAGGAAGCTCTCCCCTTCGAGCTTGGGCAGCAGCATTTCCAACGGGATCGCTTAAAGTTGGCCAGTACTGGCCTCCTGAACCCGGAGTGGATCGAATGGTACATGGGCTGGCCGATGGGGTGGACAGAATTGGTTCCCTTGGCAACGGGCAGGTTCCAATCGTGGCGGCAACAGCATGGCGGATTTTGACGCACAACGTAGAGGTAAGGGGTCGCACGCTTCTGGGCGATCCCTCTTCACCGCCGGGTTAGGCGATTTTAACCACCAACGGAGAGCGGAATGGAAGATTTCGGACATAGCGACAAAGAAGAACCGGTTGAAAATTGCGATTGCAAGCGATGCGCTATCGCTGCGCTTGACTCAGCACGAAGAGACGCAGACCGCTGGCGAAAAATACGGTATCTGTCAACACGAGAGATTAAGTCCATGACTGCCGACGAAAAATCAACCTGGGAAAGATTGGTGCGCGGCGGATGGTGGACTGGTGATCTTGAAGCTCTGGTTGATGGGTTGGTAGTGCCTAACGTAGAGTTGAGCGGCGCGGCTTCATCGCGTCCGACTCGAACGGCAGGTTAGACGTAACTTTACTACAAGGATGAAAAAATGAAAGTTGTAATTGATGGTGTTGAGTACCTGCCAAAGTCGGATGTTTCGATGATGCCAAGAAAATTTGGTGAGTTTTTGAAAGCTGCGCGTGAATCGGTGAAACTTACGTTAGAGGCTGCATCAAATAACATCGGGTGTTCCAAAAGCTACATCTGGGAACTGGAAAACGGAACTGGCGAACCCTCTTTGAGGATTGCCAGAGGGATAGCAAGTGCCTACGGTTTAAAACTTGAAACGATAGCGGGCTACTTGGATAGTGACGGCTAACGCAGAAATAACCGGCAGCGAAGCTGTCCGCGTTGATTGACGGGTTATGCGTCTCTACCCACGAAGAGACGCACGGGAGTAAAAATGCAAGCGCACCTAATAGACCTTGAATCGGCATTAAACATAATTGGAATAAAAAAGACATTTATGTATAAACTCATAAACGCAGGTGAGATTCGACCTGTAAAACTTGGAAAAAAAACCATGTTTGTGGAAAGCGAAATCCACTCTTGGATTGATGTGCAAATAGCAAAGCGCGATGACGCATAACGTAGAGTTGAGGGGCTGACGCTTCGCGGCAGTCCCGCTCCAACGTTAGGTTAGGCGACATATAGACAACTTGCGCCTATCGTGTTAGGATGCCATCTTTACGGAGTATTTATGGCAACTTTAGACATTCGCGGTGTAGTTGTTTTGTCTAAACCTCCCCATGCCTAAAGACAGGGGGTTCTCGCGGTGTGGGGTTGATAAGCCATCGCACGCCCGCGCATACAGGTCGATCGAGTGATATGCAATCGGGTCGAGCCGGTCGAGCATAGTATCCGGGCTAACCCGTACTGTCTGGATATTTCTAAAGGGTACAAACGGCATATAAGGAAGCGTCAACGGAAAATCAGGAACAGGGTCAAATTCGTTGTGTAGCGCGTCAATTTTACCGACCGCCTCCAAGCCTCTATAAAAATCCACATAGCCCGCCCGCGGGGGCGCAAATAGTGCCAGATACGATACTTTGACACCGTTGAGAATCGCCAATCGTGCAACGTAGGCCGCGTGACTTGTGCCTAGAGAATGTCCGGTTAATGTGATAGATTCACCTGCTTGAAGATCAAGCAATTCGAAAAACGGTTCTACACCGGCATAAAATCCTGCGCCGACCGTGCCGATGTTATCCACATACACCGGGTCAACCCCGCCAATGTCGTGGATGAAATCTTCCAGAACTTTGGAGCCACGAAATGCAATTACCTTTTCGCCTTCGATAATTTTGACACCAGCAGCAACGTTACCGGTGTCAATCCAACTATCCCAATCGGCAACATTCCCGACATAGGATAGCTGGCAGAGTTTGGCGGCTTGCGATAAAGTAATCATTCGTGCAATGTACCTTTCCTAATGGCCACATAAACCGCATAACCAGCCCCGGCCACGACAATCACTATCGAGACGATAACGATTGCCGCGAATCCGCCGAGGTAGGTTAGAAATTTCATTTTCCAGTATCCTCAAACCAGCATACGCACACAACAAGCATGGCGTATGCCAGCAGGAAGAAGGCTTGAATTAACGGCTCGTTCATTACACTGTTGGTGTCAGTGGCGTATTAGCTGCGGCAGAAATAGCCGAAGCTGTAGCAATCAAAGCAGGTACGGCGGCTTGTACGGCGGCAGCCTTGTCAGCAGTGATTTTGCCTGAAGCAATCGCGGTATTCACACCGAAATTAACCAACGTTGATACGTGGGATTGAACCTGCTCGGGCGTGAGTGCGCCGCCATTTGCAAGCACACCGCTGACGACGGGAGTTAACAGCGCCAATGTCGCCTCAGCGGAACCGATGCCGGTTGCGGCGGCAGGATCAACCAATGCAATGATTGGAGCGGCAGCTTTAGCAATGCCGATTGCGTGTAAAATTTCAGCCCAGATAGCAGATAAATTCATGATTATTTTTCCTTTTAAAGAGTTGTAGAAGTTGGTGCGGGAGCCGCATCGGGTGCGGCAACTGAGTTTTTTGCGTCTGTCGCATTCTGTGTTTTGAAATGATCGAGCAGGTCACGAATCACAAATGATAGAAAATTACTAATCAGCAGCCAGATAGCAACGGCGTTTTGTGTTGGCGGATAATAGGAAACCAGCAAGCCAACAACCACGGCCAATACAACGAAAATTTGAATCGCCGATAATTTCACAGATCACCTTCCTTTCGATTAAAATTTATCTCTGTTGGTCTTGTCAGAGATGACAACAAGGCCAACGACAACGAATAAGCCTAAAAATATCAGTGTCGCCGTTAGCATGATTTTACTCCACAACAGTTAAATTAAATGTATCAAGTCCTTGCTGCAATTGCATGAAACTTTCGAATGCTACGCGCGAGTTTATCACCATTTCGACCTGCGCACCATTTTGACGTGGGTCTGCGCCAACTGCGAACCCTGTACCGCAACAAGTACAGCCTTCAGAGTCTTCGTTGAAATTTCCGGCATGAAACAAAACACCTGAATGTCCGGTCACGCCCAATATTTCAAACGTCTCGAAAGGCACACCATTTGCAAGCTGATGCGTTCCACGTTTGCATGTGTACGTTCCCGGTCTCAAGATTGGTTGATAGCTGCCATTTTCCGCAACGAAGGCATGCTCAAGACCGCACATAAAATGTAGACCAGTATCGTTCCGGGTAATATCCGAAAATATGCCGTCGATTCGTTTCATCTTGCGGGTTGTTGTCAGGTTCATGCTTTTACCCCAACAATTTAGCGCCAAAATGCCCCGCTACTACAGAAGCCATTACCAGCGCGGCAAGACCTGCGACTTTCCAGACCAGCGATTTGTAAGCATTCAACTCGTTTTCAAGTTGTTTGTCCTTATAATCCTGTAATTCTACACGATGCTTTTCAAGTTCAGTAAAGATGCGCTTGAATGTTTCATCGTCGTGTTCGCGCCGAATTGCAGATTGAACTAGCTCATTAACACCAAAACTTAATGTGCGAATCGACTCCTGTGTCTCAGCATGTAATTTCTCGTGTTGTTCAATTTTCAGCTCTGCGAGAGTTATTCTTTGGTCTTGATCCATCACGATATTGCCCTTTATTGGATGTCCCGTAAAACCCCTGCCTTCAGGCATGGGGATATAAGGGACGGTTTCAACTTGTGCCCCTTAAACAAGTATGCAATTCTAACGAGGTTAGTTCTGTGCCTGTGCAGCAGTCTTTGATGCACTTGCAAATGGCATTCAAGAACTTCTTTGCCAAGCGTACCGGCGACCTCGCTCGAATATTTTCATTTTTCTTTATGTATAATAAGTGCAATCACAATCGTTATAAAAAGCGCGAAAATTCCGTTGGCCGTTACGATGCTCAAATCGGGCAGACCGCATTTCGTTGTTGCGATTGAAACGACGCTCAACCACATCAGCGTTACAACGTATATTAAGAGCGGCCACATTATTATATGGCTTCTTTCCGTCGGTCAACTTGGCTGACCCGTGTCTTCAGCACGGCAATCTCTGTAGAGTGATCTGCGTGTTTTGCCGCAAATTCCGCTTTGATTGCGACTACCGTGTCATTGAGCGAATTTATAGAACATTTCACCGTGTCGATTTTCTTCCCGACCCAGAGCATGATTCCGCAAAATGCACTCGTTACCGAACACAGTAATGCTAAAAACCATTTAATCATCTCAATCGTCGCCCCTACATCCGCATGTTCCACGTCGGTTCCTTATAGTGTAATTGTATTCGCGGTTGCGTCGATTCGCTTTATTGTAATGGGTTGACCGCCGGTTGCAGGCAGATTGATTATTACATTTCCTGAAGTTAAGTCTATTGAGTGTTGGCTGATTTCTGTCATTCTTTATTTCCTTTTAGTAACTCGAATACTTCGTATAGCTGTGTGCATCATACTGTCGCAAATCCAGCCGTAGCCAGATTGATTGTTTGTATCGTCTGTGGCGGGGAACTGTAAGCTGTTGACAGCGTATTCATTGCGGTCTGCAACTGAGCAGCATCGTAAAAATCCGTGTACCCGCCATACCCATAGACATGTCCAACCAGCACCGGAGTTCCTTTGATACCGACGAATATCTTACTACCAGAATCACCACTTTGTACTGGTGAAGCTGGCCATGCGGGGAGTAATGAGAACGGTTGCAGCGCAGTATCAATTGGTGCGGTGATGAATGTCGAGCCACCAAATCCACTTTGAAAGACAGCGTTACATTGAACAGGCCGTATCCAATAATTCTGGCCTGTCGGGTTTGTAAACCTGCACCATGCAGGGAAGCCTGAATACGGCATAGCCTCCGAGTGTGCTGGCAGGTAGCTCGAAAGATTCGTTGGCAGTAGTGTAGCAACATTCGCCAGGGGTGCAGGCGTGTTTCCACCAAGACTTCCAGGAATAATGTGCCCAACTCGTATATCACCGCCCAACCAGATTTCATTCGGAAACTCATTCGTGCCAGTACGTCCAAGATCAATCTGCGGTGTCTGGTGAGTCTTTCCGAAGGCTGCGATGTAGTGGTACGGTGACAGGAATATTGCACCTGAATTCGGCTCGTTCCCACTGACAATGTTCGTTCCAACAGTGTACGGGTCGAAAGAGTCCCAACCAGTTACACCTATCAGCTTCTGCATCAGGGTTGCCGATGATGGAGCTATGTCACTCATGTACTGATTTGCCGCGTTGCTTCCGCTTTTATTTGCAGAGACGTAAGTGCAGAGCGCAACCATCTGATCATGCAGATATTTAATTAGCGAGGTCGTCGCGTAGCTAGTCACTCCTACATAAGCAGTCGCCGCGCTGCTTGCCATCGTGCGCGAGTACGACTTGCTTCCGAATCTCCGCTTGGTAGCGATGAAGTTACACAGCCCACCGCCAGTCATTACAACCTGTCCTGTCGAGGCATTGATGGTTGCAGCAGCTTGTGTCGATGGGTCAACCGAGTAACGCACAGCAGGGTCAATGGTGCTTAGAATGAAGTTGTTCGTCACCCCTGCGCTAGTGTTGATCGTGAACGTGATGTCGCGTGATACTGCCGTACCCAGAGTTCCGCCGCTAGTCAACGGAGTTTCAACCTGCGTCAACGTGAAGTTGTCGGTTGGCTGACTGCCGCTGATGAAATGCGTGTTGTCAGGATTGATTATCATTATATACCCACGAAGCTGTAGTGAACATTTGCGACGGCTGACAACGCGTGTACCCCCGTAACCGCCGTATTTCCAATGGTGAGAGACAGTATTGGGAAGGAGGCATTGGTGTTATCAACCCCGAACACAATACCCGTTGCGGGGGTGAAGTATGTAGCGGTGATGTTGTTCACATCAGTCCCAACTGTCGCACCGCTGGCCGCTGAGAGCATCGTTAGAGCGCCTGCCGCACTGACTGAGTACATCACCTGCCGCTGGCCAACAAATACCGTCGCACCAACCGCAGTGGTGTCTCTCACGGCTATGTCGAAGGTAGCAATAAGGATGCCCTGAGCTGGTGCGATTAATGCAAGTTGATTGCTCGTTCCGTTCAGCGGAGACGTCAATGCGGCACTGTTTACTGGCAGTCCGTTTGTCGCGTTCGATGCGATAGGTGCTGACACTGTCTGCGCTGTGAACGTAGAGTAGCTGGCGTAAAAATATCTATCTAGGTAAACGTTCCAACCAGTCGCGGCACCCTGCGTTGGAGCGGGAACTGAGATGGATTTGTTAGTCGTAGTGGTCGTGACGTTTTGCACTGCCGATATTGCAGACTCACCCCATACGTTAGTCAGTGTCACCTGAATAAGGTGCAATCCGACAAACAGTGTACCGCCAGCCGCAGCAGATGCTGTAGTGATGGCAGGAGTCGCCAGTGGTGCGATTGCGGCGGAACCATCGAAGGTAAGCTTACATGTATTACCCGCTGCGGTCGTGGTGATACCTCTAATTGAATTACTGCCGACAGTGTTAGCTGCTATGTTACTACCATTGCCATATACAAAATCGCCGTTGAATGTCTCGCCATAGCCGTTGGTATTACCAATGACGAATCCGTTACTGGTTACCGCCTCACTTAAATTACCGATGACGGTAGCACCCGCAGCAGATGTTCCACTACTATTACCGATATTTAAAGTGCTACTCAGGTTTGCCGTGTTTGCTGATAAGGGGGCTGAAAATATTCCGATTGAGCCTGTTCCCAGACTGTACGCTAAAGTTGGTACGCTATTTAATTGCACAGTAGACCCATTTGAAATAGGAGCCGCCAATCCAAGCTGCGTCAGCGCAGTACCTGAATAGAACGTCTTGGCGTGAGTTACGCCAGTGCCCATCATTACCAGTTGTCCAGTACCTACCTGCGCGCCAACCGTGACTACATCACTCGCATAAGCGAGTTCACTTGCGCCCCCCGTTACACCCGCAAGATTCGCCGCTGTGTCGGTGCGGAGGTTGACGTTGGCTACTAAGTTACCAGCCCCATCAGTTTGTAGAAAAATATTCCCATCCGGCCCCACCAACCCTACTGGGTTACCGTTGGAGTCAAGGGCGAAGGCTGCTGGAGTTGGCCCGCCTGCTGGGTATACGATAGCGTTCATTATTGCGCACTCGTTAAAGTGATTGCAGTATTCGTGCCAGAAATAGCCGTTATGTTACCGCGCATAAATTCGGCTGTTTGTGTGGTTGCCGCCGCGTCTGTTAGTGCGCCTGTTCCTGATTGTGGCAGGGTAATTACCGCCAATGGTATCCAATTAACATTATCATTTGAGCCGTCAATCTCAACTGTCGCGCTCGGTGAACCTGTACCGGACAATACAGCCTGAACCCATCTATTAGGGCCTGAACCATTTACATTCACCCCAGAGCCTGCCGCAACCGTTGTTGCACCGGATAACAATGTTATTATCATAATTCAACCCCTTAAAATATATACTTAATTTAACATTTTATCGGCTATTTGTTTGATGTTTTTTGCTATATCAAACTACAGGAAACTCAGGCCAGTCAATGTTATTCGGAAATCCCTCTTGTTGCGGAACATCTCTGAGATTCTGTCTGTGCTTGCGAATTAGGCTTGCATCGCTTCCGATGTCTTCCAATTTGTTGATCGCAATATCGGCATCACGCAATAGCTTATCGCGCATGTATCGAGCTACGATAGCAGGGTCTTCTTTCGGCGGTTCGATTGCAGCGACTGGCTCGATTGTTTTCTTTGTCCACTTTCCGCCATTGAATACAGGATATTCATTCTCTTTGCACTTTGGCGGCTTGATGTCGGTGTGGACATCTTTGTTATAGATGTATTCATCCTTTGTCACTGGGCATAATTGAGCGCGGTATTCGCCTGTATAAATTCCCGTTTCAGGCTCAAATGAATAAACTTGTAGAAAGTCTGGTTTTTCCATGGTATTAATCCTCAATATTTGACGCACATCATGATTGTAGTTCCTGCTGCTGAATTTAATGACCCGCCCGTGTTATTTACAGTTAATGACGGAATTGATAATCCAGGAATAGTGTGAGTATGGGCAATGGATGTGGTATTGGTATTTTGTGCTGTTGCTAGCGATCCATCGGTTGATGGCGAATACACCACAGCACCCGATATTTGTGCGCCAATTGTATAACTTGCCAGACTGTGACTATGTGGATCATTCGCAGACATACCGCCAGATGTGCCCGTTCCGGTTGTATTTGCTACCGTTGAATGTGCGTGCGAAATAACCGATCCTGCTGATGTTGTGCCAATACCTGTAATTCCATGCAATATCGCGCTACCCGATGCCGCCCAAGGCATCCCGAATGTAGTAGACCCGTCACCCACTCCCCATGTGGTGCCGATAGCTGAATACAATATCGCATAAGTGGTGCGGCTGAGATTGGTTTGTGTGGTAGGCCATTGTAAATATCCTGGAGGGGCAGATGCGCCAGTCCAAATAATTGACGTGCCGGGTAGTGCATCATTAACCAGATTTTGAAAATTGATTAATCCGAAATTGGTCGCATCGGTAGACGGGTCGGCGAATCCTACAGGTCTATTCGTAAGCGCGACATAAAACTGAGTGTAACCCGTCGAATTGTCTTTAACCGATACAACCCCGCCTTGTGGACAGGCCACCAATGATCCGCCTGTTGACGCTGGATTGTAGGGCATAAATAACCCTAGCTGCTGCTCCAAATACAGATTTGCAGTTGCAGCATTGTGAAGCCAGTTATACGTCACGGCATTTAGCACAGATGTGGAATTAAGTTCACCTGTTGCCATTTCCGATGTGCCGGGTGATGTCGCATTTGTCAGAGTGGCATCGTAGGGGCTGGGCAAGATTGGTACGTTATAAGTTAAAACTGCGGCTGTCATAATTTACCTCACGCTGCTGATTGAATATTGAACGGATATTGAAACGGCCAATCTAAAATACCATTGTTTAAACACTGGACAAAACTGTAAACTACACTTGCATAAGCCGGTGCATTGATGTTTATTTGCATTACCCCAGATTGAGGTACGGTGATGCTTACGAATGAGGTATTGTCAATTACCGGCGATGTTCCATTAGCACCCAAAATAAAACGCTGAATTCGTTTTTTCATCCAAGGAATAGTTATATTGAACCCATCACCTCGATACATTTTCCACGTTAAACAACGTTGATAAATGTCATCCGATACTAAAGCAGAGCCTATGCCCCCAACGCCGAATATTACATTACCGAATATTCCGCTACCGAATACCGCGCCAGACAAAATACTGATCGTCGGACGTTGAAATCCATATAGGCCTTGCCCTACCCAGTCCAGCAAGGGGACGGATAATTGCGTGTAGATGGGCAAGTTAAGTCCTAAAACATAGTCCATGTAGCCCTGTGCAATGCTGTTGTAAGCGTCGAAAAAGGCAACGATGTTCGGGTCATCTTGGTATTGTTGGTACGGGTAACTTTTCAGGATGAGTGGTTGCATATTAGACTCGCGTCAGCACAATTCCCGTTGTAGAACAGGTCATATAGCCTTCACTATCGCCTTGAATAAGCCCTGTTCCGGTCAATGGTGATGTAGGTGTGCCATTGATTGAAACGGTAATCGACAAGGCCGAAATAAAGCCTGGATTAACATACTGCGAAACAGTATCAAGGAAAATTTGATTCAATTCGTAAGTGTTTATGTCTTGTCCAACTGCAATAGAATTGATGTAATTTGCCCATGCGGTTGATACGGAAGTTTGCACCGCTGTATTGGCTGTGAAGTTCGGCGCGATCGTTGACCAATTACAAGCGATTGTCACAGTTTGAGAAACTGGAACCACAAACAATATCCAATATGTATCGGGATAATTTATCAGCGGAATAACTTGATTGCGTACAGACTGCGCGCCGGTCATTGCCTGCGCTGCGGGTATGCTTTGACTGTAGTTTATTTGATAAACGCCTGCCCCGCCTGTTGTTCCTGAAATTTGCTTTAAAATGATTGTCGGATTCGCAACATTTAGACCAGAAACGATGTCATTTACCAGAATCGTACCAGTCACTGAGCCTACAGTGAGTTGGTTTGCCGCTATCGTGCATCCTGTAGCTGTCCATGAATTTGAATGAACGGATGATCCGATTAAATCACCAATATCAAACAGCGCGAATAGGATTGCCCCCGCCACTAAATAGGGATCGCCACCTCCCACCATTATTTTAGAATTCCCAGACACTGAAACAAGCCGAGACTGAACGCCTGAAATTTCCTGTATTTCAGATTTTAAATAAGCAAGCGTACCAGTCCCGGGCGCTGTCTGTGCTTGCTGAACCCGAGCTCGATAAATATCTGTAGATTCTTGAGTCTGCCCGATAATGCCTGATGTCTGATTTGAAACAGTCAACGGGTATCCGGTAGGAACCGATGAAACAATTGACGTGATGCTATTTGCGGGTATCGCCCATGTTCCGAAGTTATTCGCCACGCAATACATCATATTGGTGCCGTGCGTTGGGCCGGCAATAGCCGTGCCGCCAGATGTGGAAGCCGTTAGGCTGCTCACGCCATAAGTACCCGTGCCACCAGTGCCGCCGACGAACGAAGTCACAACAAGGCCAGCGGGCGAACCTGAATAAGCTACGCTATCACCGACCATAATTTGTCCGCTACCAATTGCGGAAACTGTCATCACCCCAGCGGCGATACCCGCTGTATAGGTTGACGCTACAGGATTACCCAGTACGCCGTTATCCTGCACGGTGTAATAGTTGGTGCCGTCTGAGATAATAAAACCTTGGACAATGGCATAACCCGCAATGCCAGTAAATAGGCAATATGCGCTTGAATTACTCAACAATCCCTGAGTAATGCCCATTTGTTGGCCTTGTTGCATCAGGGTTAATGGGTTTGATGTTGATGGAGTGTTGGAATTAATCAGGTCAACCGTGGCTTGATCTATCATCACCAGCGCACCCACTGCGGTACTGGACATATCCTCTATGAGAGAAGCGGGTAATGAAGCGGTGTAGTTGGGCACTTCCGCCGATACTGCGGTTAGTAGATTATTGAGAAGCGTAGCCGGGGGCGTTGGTTGCGCGCCTGCGGATGTAATATTAATAGTTACAGAACTGCTCATTTTTCACCCCGCGCTGTCATCACGACATGACGAATATTTTATTTATTATACCTCAAGTCGGTATAACTTGATTAACTGTTATTCCCGAATGAGTCAAGATATTTACATTATATTGCGGCGGGTTTGAATTCGGCACCCGCTGAATAGTTAAGCTGGCAAAATATTGTGAATATTGTGTTTGCAATTGGTTTACTTCGTAATCCGGATAGACTTGCTTGGCAATGGACTGTTGGGCGGAGATGCCGACGTTACTGTAGAATGGCGATTCTCCGGGGGTCAATTTGATAGCTTGGCATAGGGCGGTGATAAAAACGTAATCGTTGTTGCCGTTGGGTTGCGTAGTTATCGCAATCCAGTTGCCATTATTATCTCTGCCCCATATTCTAAGTGCCATAATTAAATTCGCGCAGTTATTGGATTAATAGTTGCCAATATTGGAGGCAATACCGTAGGAGTGGTCAATCCCGCTCCGATAGTCAGCAGTAGAGTGTTTAAATCCGCAATTAACGTAGTCCATGCAATATTTTCCTTTTCCAAGCTGGTTTGATGCGTTTTATCCCGAATCATCACATCATTTATGCCCGTCAATACTAAACTGAGCGGGTCAACCGAAGGCCATAGTTTATTACCAACGGGGAAAAATACCAAGTTTGACAAGTTCGGCATGGGGTTTAAATTTGCCGTGCCTTGTGTAATTCCCGCCACCGTAAAAATACTCGCGTCAACTGGCATTACAAAGCCTTTATCACCGGGTTGAAACGGTTGCTGCACATAAGATGAGGTCATAATCGGAATGGTTACGGGGGGCAGTACATAGCCTTCGGTCACAACCTCAAATTTTACCGTAGCGATTTGCCCTGTCACTTCCACTATTGAAGCAGGCAGCGACATTCCAAGCAGACTAATAGCCTTTCGAGCTTGATTCTGTGCAAGTTCGTTTAGTTTGGTGCGAAAGTCAAAACGTTGATTTGAACTCATGATAGGTTTTGCTGATTAGGGAAACAGTCTACAATGGTAATCCACGAATCTCCAGTTTCTTGCCTGAAATTTCCAATATATCGAACCGCATTAACGTAGGCAGTGCCAGTGTATGCAATCCCGTTTTTTAATTGCGATTGAGATTGCGCCGTTAATATGGCGTAATTCGGCGGCAATAAAACTTGCATTCCAATTGAAATATCAGAGCGCATCATTAGTTTAAGTTGTAGCGTATTGAAGTCAAGCCAGACAGGCTGCCCGATCATGTCTGAAAAGTTGATCGATATAGGTGCGCTAGTCGGCGGTGCGGTGTTATCCGTTACGGTCACCATGGGCAAGCTGGTTACTGAGTTTGGCTGTTTGCGGATTATTTTTATGCCGTCATATCCTGGCACGAATGAAAGCGTAGCCTTACTTGCTGATTTTATGGCCGTGGCAAAATCAAATAGAGTCGGGTGTGAACCAATAGCGGGAAGTATTGCTGTTGACAATGAGGGCGATATACTTAGCGAGTCCACTGTAATGCCAGCTAACTCT